GAGGAACTGGACGTTCTCAACGAGCGCGGCCAGCCTCCGATGGTCTACAACGTTATCGCCACCAGCCTCAACTGGATCATGGGCAGCGAGAAGCGCGGGCGCACGGATGACAAGATCCTGCCGCGCGGGAAGGAAGACGCCAAGGCTGCCGAGCGCAAGAGCAAGTACATGAAGTACCTTGGCGACGTCAACCGCGCCGCGTTCCACCGCTCCGCTGCCTTCGAAGACTGCGCCACTGTCGGCGTGGGCTGGCTGGAATGCGGGCTGCAGGACGAGGATGACGGCGAGCCGATTTTTGAGCGCAGCGAATCGTGGCGCAATGTACTGTGGGATTCGGCTGGCAGCAAGATTGAACAGGACGACTGGCGCTACATCTTCCGCACCCGCTGGGTCGATGAGGACGTGGCAAAAGCCATGTTCAAGCATATCCCCGGTGCCGAGGCCAAGATTGACAGTTCGGTGCAGACCTCGTCCGTGCTGCACAGCTACGATGGCATCGACGGTGATGTGGCCATGGACCATGCCGAATCCGAGCGCGATACCGCAACCGGACGCAGCATGAGCGAGTTCAAACGCCGCCGCGTACGCCTGATTCAAGCCGAGTACCGCAATCCGGAAGAAGTTACCAAGCTGCGTGGTGGTGCGTTCAACGGCCAGATCTTCGACCACAACGACCCGCGCCACGCCGAGCAGGTGCAGAACGGGCAGGCAACCACCGTCACCAAAACGATGATGCGCATGCGCCTGGCGATCATGACGCCGAAAGAGATCATCTACGATGCCCCGAGCATCTACCGCCACAATACTTTCAGCCTGACCCCGCTGTGGTGCTTCCGCCGTGACCGCGACGGCCTGCCGTATGGCTTCGTGCGCAACATGCGCTCGATTCAGGATGGCGTGAACAAGCGGGCATCAAAGGCGCTGCATATCCTGTCGAGCAACAAGACCATCATCGAAGAGGGCGCGCTGTCCGAATCCATGACGATGGATCAGTTCGAAGTCGAGAACTCGCGCCCTGACGGCATCATCATCATGGGCAACGGCAAGCTTGACCGCATCCGTACCGATGTCGACCGTGGCATGGATCAGGCCCACATGGCGATGATGAGCCATGACATCAGCTTCATGCAGACAGCCAGCGGCGTGACCGATGAGTTGATGGGGCAGCAGACGAATGCGACATCGGGCGTCGCCGTCAAGGCGCGGCAAGAGCAGGGTTCGCTCGCCACGTCCGGCCCGTTCGATAACCTGCGACTGGCGCACCAGCTCCATGGCGAGAAGAAGCTGAGCCTTGTGGAACAGTTCGCCACCGACCAGAAACAGTTCCGCATTACCAACATGCGCGGCGCGCCTGAGTTCGTGACCATGAACGACGGCTTACCCGAAAACGACATCACCCGCACCGCTGCTGATTTCCTTGTTTCCGAGGCTGACTGGCGCGCCACCATGCGTCAGGCTGCTACCGATCAACTGACCGATCTGCTATCGAAGATGCCGCCAGAAGTGGCGCTCAACGTGCTGGATCTGCTGATTGACCAGATGGACCTGACCAACGGTGATGAGATCGTCAAACGTCTGCGCGCGATGACCGGCCAGAAAGACCCAGACGCCACCGAGCCGACGCCAGAAGACATGCAGGCAGAGCAGGCAAAAGCCGCTCAAGCACAGATGCAGCAGAAGCAAGCCGAGCTTGCAATGGCCGAGCAGGAAGCCAATATCGCAGACAAGCAGGCCAGCGCCGCCAAGAAGCGTGTCGATATCGACGTGGCGCGCTCTGTCATGTTTAACAACAACATGACCGGGGCAAACTCTGCGATGTCCGCCGCACTTCAAGTTATCCAGATGCCAACGATTGCCCGAGTCGCAGACGGCATCATGGTGCAGGGAGGCTGGGCCAATGGCCTGCCAGTGCCCACCAACCTGCCGCCACCAGCCGCACAGGGCCTGCCAACGCAGGCGCAACAACCTCAATTGCCAGCACCGCAACCTTCACCCGTTCCACCGCAGGCAGCGCCTGCACCTGTCGCACCACAACAAAATGGAGAAATGACCGCATGAGCCTGAACGAAGACCACGGCCTGACGCCGGAAGAAGAAGCCGCCCTGAACCTGAAAGACGACGACGAGGAAAACGAGCATGTCGACCCGGACGCTGAACCCGAAGCCGCTGCTGCTGAGCCAGCGCCTGCCACGCAAGAAGGTGGCGAAGATGTGGCTAGCACTGGTGTCGCTGCTAACGCTGACGACAGTACACAGCCCGCTGCTGAAGCCGCACCCTCTGAAGTCGATAATCAGCCTGCAGCAGAGCAGCCCGCTGCCAAAGCGGAAGTAGCCACCGCACCCGCACCAGTCCTGACCGTCACCGCGCCGGAAGACGCACAGGCCAAGCTCGACAAGATCGCTACCGACAAGGAAGCACTGGTTGACAAGTTCGAAGCGGGCGAGATCACGACCAAGGACTATCAGAAGCAGCTCGACGCCCTGAACGACCAGCGCGCCGACATCCAGCATCAGGTACGCGAAGCTGACCTGGCCCGCAGGATGAACGAACAGCAAATCCTGAACCTGTGGATTGCTGACTGCAACAAGTTCTTGGGCCAGCATGACGTCTACAAGGACGCGGCGGCGCAGAGCCAACTGGATATGGCTATCAAGCTGATCGCCAGCCAACAGGAAAATCGTCAACTCACCAACGAAAAGGCTCTTGATAAAGCCCATAAGATGGTTTGTGCCATGAATGGCTGGCCGGTAGGCGACGAAAAGAAAGACCCGCCAGCGGCCAAAGTCACCCAGCACAAGGTGCCGACCCCGCCCGCCCCACCGAACATCGGCAGCCTGCCCGCTGCAGCGATGAACGACACCAACGGCGGCGAGTTCGCCAATCTGGATCGCCTGGCAAAGACGGACCTTGCAGGCTATGAAGCAGCTCTTGAGGGCATGAGCGAGGCCCAGCGCGCCCGTTACCTGAAGTCGTAACACCAACCTGAGCGAAAGCGACACATGGCATTGATGCGGATTGACCTGAAACCCGGCGAGCAACTACAGATCGGTGACGTGACTGTGACGATTGAGCGCAAGTCGGGGCAGAGCACACGCCTAGCTGTTGAGGCTCCCCGAGCGACCCCGGTCAAAAAGCTGTCCGATGAAGCGCCCGGCATCCGCATGATTGCCGAGCGCGGTATCATGACCGCCTGAGCCATGTGTTGCTTTCAATCATTTTGTTGCCATGAGTAAAATCTAGTCATATAATCGCGCCATACCAGCGCAGGAGTGCCGGTTGAACTTAACTCAACCTTTACATAAGGCACTCCATGTCTACCACTACCTTCGGCACCAACTCGCCGCAAACCGTCCAGAAATGGTCCACCGGCCTCTGGATCGACCAGCGCGCTGCATCGTACTTCGAACAGAAGTTCATCGGCACCAGCAACAACTCCATCATCCAGCGTCAGACCGAACTTGAAACCGGCGCGGGCGACCGCGTGAAATTCGACCTGGCGGTGTCGCTGCGCGGCATGCCGACCTTTGGCGATGACAAAGTCGAAGGCAAGGAAGAAAGCCAGCGCTTCTATCAGGATGAAGTCGTGGTCGATCAGGTTCGTAAAGCCGTGTCGGCTGGCGGCGAAATGAGCCGCAAGCGCACTGCGCATGACCTGCGTTCGAACGCCAAGTTCCAGCTGGCAGAGTACTACGCCAAATTCACCGACGAAATCATCATGCTGTACCTGGCCGGTGGCCGTGGTTCGAACGAAGACGGCCTGATGCCGCTGGGCTGGACCGGTCATGCAGGCAACCCGTTCCAGGCACCGGACGCCGACCACCTGATGTATGGCGGCGTGGCCACTTCGAAGGCAACGCTGTCGGCTACCGACAAGATGAGCCGTTCGTTGGTCGAAAAGGCGCTGAACCGCGCTGAAATGATGCAAGCCCGTAATCCGGAAGCCGCCAACATGGTCCCGGTCAAGAACGGCGCGGACGGCAACTACGTCCTGCTGATGAGCCCGGACCAGGAATACGACCTGCGTAACGCAGCCGATGCCGGCAACTGGCTGGATGTGCAGAAAGCCGCCGCCGCCGCTGAAGGCAAGGATAACCCGATCTTCAAGGGAAATCTGGGCCTGCTGGGCGGTGCGGTGCTGCACAAGCATCGTACTGTCGTGCGTTACAACGACTACGGTGCCGGTGCGAATGTCGCTGCCGCACGTGCCCTGCTGCTGGGTCGCCAAGCTGCTGTGATTGCCTACGGCACTTCGGGCGGCATGCGCTACAACTGGAAGGAAGAAACCAAGGACTACGGCAACGAGCCGGTCGTGGCTACGGGCTGCATCTTCGGTGTCAAGAAGACCCGCTTCAACGGCAAGGACTTCGGCGTTCTGTCCATCGACACCGCCGCCAAGGACCCGACCGCTCCGTAATTGCGAATGGGCCGGATAACCCCGGCCATTCCTGAACCCATCATCTGAGGAATCTACAAAATGGCTACCATCCTTTCCGACTACGCCAAGCGCGTGCGCATGACCACCACCAGCGACGGTGCAGGCGATCTCGTCGTCAATCCGTTCTTTGTCGACCTGAAGGCTGCCGATCTGGTGGCGAACAACGTCATCGACATCGGCATCCTGCCTGCCGGCCACACCATTAACAGCGCCATCCTGATTTCGGATGACCTCGATACGGGCACCACGATCACGCTGGACGTTGGCCTGATGTCCGGCACCATCGGTGATGCGATCAGCGCTCGTACCGTGGGCCAGGAACTGTTCGTGGCATCGACCGCCGCCCAGAGCGGCGCTACCGTGTCGGCATCGACTACCAAGACCGCGCACACCATCCCGGCTGCTACCGTTGACCGCTCGATCGGCGTCAAGATCGTGGCTGCACCAACTGGCGCTACTGCTGGCCGCCTGCGCCTGTCGGTGTCGATGTACGCCACCGACAGCGGTTTCCAGTACTAATCAGCGTCTGAACGAAGGGGACTTCGGTCCCCTTTCTTCTATCTCTCATCGCATAAGAACCATACGGAGAACCCGATGACCGCAATCGAATGCAAGATCATCCGTGAAGGCGGCAGCATCATCCCGATGGGTGACGTTGAATACCACTTCGCCCCGCGCGCCGATGGTGCCCACGTGGCCGAAGTCGAGAACGAAGAACACGCCGACCGCTTCCTATCGATCACCGAAGGCTACCGCCTGTATCGTGGCGAAGTCGCAGCACCTGCCCCTGAAGGCGAGCGCACCGAGGAAAGCTTCGACACCATGCCGAATGCAATCCCGCCTGCCGCTGACGAGCGCGAAGCACTGGCTGCTGAATACGAATCGCTGTACGGCAAGGCACCGCACGCCCGCACCGGCATCGAGAAGCTGCGCGAGCTGATCGCCGCCAAGCAGTAAGCTCAAGGAAGCGCATGGACCGTTATTCCGACGTGGTGCAAAACGAGAACGGGCGTGCCGTCGCTGGTGCGTCCATCCTCATCCTCGACCAGAACAACGTCCTTGTCACCGTCTATTCTTCGCGTCAGGGCGGCGCGCAAACCAACCCGATCATTACCGATGAACTCGGGCGCTGGTCGTTCTGCGCTGCCGATGGCGTCTACACGGCAAAGATTTATCTAGGCGGCGTACTCAAAGCCACGTTGCCCGACATCCGCCTTGAAGATCCTAGCGACGACATCGGCTACATCCTCAAGCCTGCCACGGTATCAGCTATCGGCGGCGTGAAGCCAGGATCTGGCCTCGTGGTGGCAGATGATGGGACCTTGTCCGCTACAGGCGTAGCGCAAGGCACGGTTGCCTCAGTCAATGGCGTGACGCCAGCCGTTGGCGGGAGCGTGACGATCACCACCGATAACATCGCTGAGGGCAGCAATAACCAGTGGTTCACCGCTGCCCGCGTGCGCAGTGCGGTACTCACTGGCCTATCTGTTGCCACGAATGCCGCCATCGCTGCCACCGATACAGTTCTCACAGCCTTCGGCAAGCAGCAGGCGCAGATCAGTGCGAACACCACAGCCATTGGTTCAAACACCACGGCAATCAATGCTAACACGACTGCACTTGGCACCAAGCAGGACACCGCTGCCAAGGATGCATCGGGCGGTTATGCAGGGCTGACCGGCTTCGCCCTCAACGTCAAGAATGCTGCTGGAACCATCTTGTCCAAAATTGCCAGCGCGGCGACTGTTGCGCGCACCTGGACCTTTCCGGACAAGGACGGCACTGTGGCCATGCTGTCGGACTTGTCGACAGTGAGCGGAGGAATGGTGTTGCTCCCCAACGGGGTCATAACCGTCAGTTCGGCTGTGGCGACCATCGATTTCCTGAACATCTTCACGTCGACCTACGACAAGTATGTAATCGAGATCACGGATGTCGTGGCTCCAACTGGCTCCCCGAACCTGCAACTGCGCCTTGCGAAAGCTGGGGTTGTGGATGCGACCTCTATTTACACGTATGGCAATGGTGTCGCTGCAAACCAGCCATCCATTGCGATAACTGGTTCGGTTCTCTCAGGTAGTGCCGTTTCTTCGACAATCGAAATCAGGAACGCAAACAGTACGCGCCTGAAGAGTGTAGGCGTTCGGGGGATGTATCAAGCCGCCACCGACAGCACTTTCGTCAACACCAATCCGGAGCAGGGCTATACCGGTACGACTGCCGTTACCGGGGGGCGTCTCTTCTGGAACACCGGGAATTTTACGACCGGCACCGTTCGCATCTACGGCATCCGCAACAGTTAAGGGCCACCATGCCAGTCATCATCCGTAGCCAAGTCGCAAGCACAGTCGTTACTGCCGGCATTCAGGTAGCCGACCTGCTACGGCGCTTCCAGAACGTCATGATGGACGCGAAGGCCGTGCGCTGGTCCGAGACCGAGGCAATTGACTGGATCAACGACGGGGCTACCGAGATCGTGCTGCGCCGTCCCGCCGCGCGCGCCATCACCCTAATCCACCCGCTGGAGCAAGGCACACTTCAGCATGCACCTGATCGTGTCTCGCAGATGCTGGATGTGATCTGCAACATCCGCCCTGATGGCTTGCCCGGAGCCGCAATCCGCATCTGCGACCGCCAGCAACTGGACGACATCGACCCGAACTGGCATGGCAAGCGCGCTGGCGTAACCCGCCATTACATGATCGATGAGCGCAGCCCGACCACCTTCTATGTCTATCCGCCAGCACAAGCTGGAGCGCAGATTATGGCACTCGGGGCTGAGCCTCCGCCAGCAGTTACAGACAAAACCGACACGCTCGACATGCGCTCCGAATTCATCAGCGCCATCCTGAACTGGATGATGTACCGCGCGCACAGCAAGGATTCGCAGTACAGCCAAGGATCGACCGCAGCGCTGCACTACCAGGCATTCACGGATGCCATTGGTGCACCGAGCCAGGCCGCCCAAGTCAACTCTGCAACAGGGAACAGCAAATGATCGACCTCGACGCCTTCCTGCCCGAGATTAACCCGAAGGCTCCGGGCGTTCCTGCCCCTGCCGCCTATGTCGCCATTCGCGCTGCCTGCGATGAACTGTGCACCCGCACCCGCCAGTGGCGATACAGCGATGAAATCGCGGTGCAGGACGTGAACGAGATCGACCTGAGTTTCCCCGACCAATCGGCGCTGGTCGACTTCGAATCGGTGCTGTTCAACGACCGCCCGCTTGAACCCAAAACCGCTGCATGGATGGACCAGTGCATGCGCGGCTGGCGGCGCGGCGCAATCGAGGGGCAGCCGCGCTTCTTCTCGCAGCTCGACATCGGCACCCTGCGGGTAGCTCCGGTCGATACCGGAATCCTGACGGTGAATTCGATCCTCAAACCTTCGATGGATGCCGATCAGGTGCCGGACTTCCTGTTCACGCTGTATCACGAAGTCATTGCATGGGGTGCACTGGGCCGCCTGCTGGCAACGCCCGATCAGCCATTCACGAACGTGGACATGGCGGGCAGCTATCTGACCATGTTCACGCAGAAGCTCGATTCCCTTGCCTGGAAAGGCACCACCGGCCAGCAGCGTGCGCCCCTGCGCTCGCGCGGCCAGTACATGTGAGGTAGGACATGGAACGCAAAACCAAGCAGCCGCGCGAAGTGCTCGACTTCGACTTCAACGGAGACCGGGCGCTGGGCAGCATCGATACCATCAGCAACGTGACTGTCTCGTGCGAAGGGCCTGACCAATCGCTGGTGGTCGAAAACGTTAGCTGGGACGACACGGTAGGCAAGGTATGGCTGTCTGGCGGTACTGACGGCGCAACCTACAAGGTGACTGGCCTGGTATTCACCGCAGCCGGGCGTGAGATCGAGGATGAATTCCTGCTGACCGTGAAGGCGAAATGATGAAACTGAAGCTGACCAACAACGCCGAAACAACGCTCGCAGGCGCAATCAACGAGACATCCACCACGGTGCTGCTGTCGCCGGGGACTGGCATCCTGTTTGCGCAACTGAACGCGGGGGAGTTCTTCCCGCTCACGCTGCTTAAGGTATCCAATGATGTGGTAACGCGCGAGATCGTCTATGTCACGGCGCGCAATACCGATTCCTGCACCGTTCTGCGCGCGCAGGAAGGCACCACCGCAACGACTTTCTCGGCGGGTGACTATGCCGGATGCCATCCGACTGCCGGATGCTTCAACGGCAAGGCTGATCTTGAAGGCGCTGACTTTACGGGCGCTGTCTCTGCACCATCGATGTCAGTTGCTGGCCAGTCGAACCTGACGAATGTGGCGATCACTGGCCCGGTGAGCATGGGTGACAACCTGCTTAAAAGCCCCGTGCTGCAGGATTATGCGTACGCGTTCAAGGATGCGGTGGCAACCAATACGCTTGACTACCGCGACGGCAGCGCGCAGCGGTGGGCACCGGCAACGGGAGCGCAGACGCTGGCCATCACCAACTGGCCAACCACGAACACCTTTGGCGAACTGCTGATCGAGGGCGTGAACCTCGGCGCAGCAACGATCACCGGGCCGAGCGTGAAATGGCTGAAAAGCGACGGCACGTTCACCACGTCGACCTCATTCAACGTCAACCATGGCGCGGCGCTGCAGGCCAGTGGCATCGACTTCATTCTGCTGTGGACCCGTGACGGCGGCGCGACCATCTACGGCAAGGTTCTGCGATGAGCCTCATGATGATGCTGGCCCTGCGCGGTGCCAGGCTCAGGACGCAAACGTTCACGGCCAGCACGACATGGCCTGTACCTGCCGGGGTTTCGAAGCTGGAAGCGGCCAGCGGATATGGTGCGAAAGGCACGAGCGGAACAAGCAGCCAATCTTGGCAACGCAACATCACGTCGACCTACTACCGACGCGATGGCGGACCCAATTATGTCGTGAACAACGGCTATAGTTCCGGCACTGGCCCAATTCCCCGCTCCGATTACTGCGAGGCGGCGACGAACTATAGCGTTCAGGAAGATCCGGTCTATTACGCCAGTCAGGTGTGCTACCACTACGTTGACACATCGACCTCGGGCCAGCCGACTACCGGAGCGGCAGCGACAGGTTTCGGCAAAACCTTCCCCGGCAGCACCGGCAACGTGACCCAGACCACGACCGTGTACACGAATATTCCGCTGACCGATCCGCAATACCCGATCACGGTCCCTGCTGGCGGCTCGATTACCATCACCTGGATGGAGTAACGCATGTCGATCATCAAGCTGGCCGCATTCACGGGCGAATCGCCGCGCACCACGCCGCGCCTGCTGCCTGACACGGGCGCGCAAGTGGCGCAATCGGTGCGGCTGGAAGATGGCGAGCTGGCCCCCTACCGCAAGCCATATCCAATCGAAGTGCTGACTGGTGCCGTGGCGGGCAAGGTCAAGACGATCTATCGGCACCTCGGGAAATGGCTGTGGTGGGACAAGGTAGTTCACGCCGTTCCCGGGCCGGTGGCACAGGACCGGCTGTACTACACAGGCGATGGCAAACCGAAGATGCGCGTGAATGGCGTCGTCTACGATCTCAAGCTGACGCCACCCGCCGCCGCTCTCACCGGAGCCGTGACAGGGACGGTTGTTCCCGCCACCAGTGCAACGCGCCTGTACGTCTATACCCGCGTGACCCAGTTCGGAGAAGAGTCCGAGCCATCCCCAATCAGTGCTGACATCGTGGTATCGCCGGGGAATACGGTGACGTTGTCCGGCTTTACGTCTGCACCAGCGGGGCGCGGCTTTACCAAGCAGCGCATCTATCGCTCGCAGACTGGCACATCGGGCGGTGCGAACCTGTACTTCATTGCCGAGCGCGATGACAGCGCAGCCAACTTCACCGACAACATTCCCACGGATGCGTTCAACGAAGCGCTGCCGTCGCTCGACTGGAATCCCCCACCGGACAACCTGCAAGGGCTGGTGGCCATGCCGAACGGGATCATGGTGGGCTATGTGGGCAAGGACCTGTATTTCTGCGAGCCCTACCGCCCGCACGCATGGCCGGTCAAATACTCGCTGGCGACCAACTACGACATCACCGGGCTGGCCGTCTCCGGATCGACGCTGATCGTCGGCACCAAGGGAACGCCTGCACTGGTGGGCGGCAACTCGCCCGATACCATGACGATGGAGCATGTCGAGCTATCGATGCCCTGCCTGAACGCACAGGGGATGGTCGATATGGGTTATGCCATCCTGTACCCGTCGAATGATGGTCTGGTGATGGTACAGGGTGGGACACCGAACCTGATTTCAGGCCCGCTCCTGACGCGCGACCAGTGGCAACGGCTGAACCCGGCGACGATGGTGTGCGGGCAGTTCTATGGCCGCTTCTATGCCTCTTACAGCTACACCGACAACAACGGCGACCAGCAGCAGGGCACGATCATCTTTGACATCACCGGCTCGCAGCCCTACCTGATCCGCAGCCAGCACCGGGCCGACGCCATGTTCTACGACGTGACCGACTCGCGCCTTTACATGGCAATCGGGAACACCGTCTACGAGTGGGATTCCCTGCTGGCGGATAACGACATCATGACGTACCGCAGCAAGGCGTTTCTGTCATCGATGCCGACCAGCTTCGGCGTCATCCTCGTGGAGGCAGATGCCCGCACCGATCCTGATGCACTGGTAGCAGCACAAGCAGCGCGGGATGCGGTAGCCGCCTTCAATGCTGCCATTTTCGCCAGCCGGAAGCTGGGCGCGGCGCTCAACTCCGGGCCACTCAACACCATACTGGTCAATGGCGACAGGCTCAAAGCGATGCCAAGAGGTCCGCAAATGGCAGTCAATGTGTACGCTGACGATGAATTCGTGGCAACTGTCACCACCATTGCAGACACCGAGCGCCTGCCTGCCGTACTGGCGCGACAGTGGGAAGTGGAAGTTACAGGCAACATCGATATTCAGGAAATCACCATGGCCGGCACGGCGCAAGAACTGCGGGGCGCATGATGGGTTACCCGACGCAAACACGCGCACGCCCGACCCCACAGCAGCGCGGCCAGCAGGAGCGCGCCGAAGTCCTGACTGGCACCCGCTCCACGCCTGACAAGAAGGCAATCACCCGCGAGGATGCCGGAGCATTCGGAGCTGTCAAGTTGAAAGCTGCCCACGTCTCGGCATCCCCAACCGCTGCCGACTTCAACGCCTTGGTGGACGATATGCGCGCTCTCGCCGCCGTGCTGAACACGCTTGGCGCACGCTTCACTGGGCTATGAAGTTGATTGTTCGCAAGCAACACGCGGGTTAGAATGCAGCATGGCAACGAAAATGATCTATGGCGAAAACGAGCGGCTGCTGCCTTGGGCGGCAGAGCGTATCGGCATCAACAGGTTTCGACCGGAGGCACAGGCCATCGGGATCGAGCGCGGTGGAAAGTTGGCAGGCGTTGTCGTGTATGACACTTTCTCCAGCTATGACTGCTACATGCATGTGGCCAGCGATGGATCGGGGCACTGGTTGACGCGCGAATTTCTGATCCACGCCTTTGCCTATCCTTTCATTACCTGCAACCTGCCGCGCGTAACAGCACCGATTGCTGAGTCAAACACGAAGTCGATCAGGCTCAACCTGAAGCTTGGATTCCAGATCGAGGGCCGGCACCCGATGGCGGCGAAAGATGGGGCCATGCTCACAACAGGGCTTTTGAGATCTCGCTGCATTTACATTCCCAAGGAGTACCGCACATGATGGGCAAGACGAAATTCTGGGGCGAGCACGAAGGCGATGAGCCGCGTGGCGTCCGCGCCGAGGTCCACCATGCGCGGGCAATCGGGCGATTGTCCATTGGCCGTAATGTCTGCTTTGGCAAGAACGACGACGACAAGCCAGCCCCAGACCCGCTGATCGGTCAAGCGGCCAAGGATAACGTCGAGTTGGGCCGCGAGGCACTGGAGTTCTCCAAGACCCAGTACGACGACAGCAAGGTACGGCAGGCCCATACTGATGAACTGGTCGACAAGGTAGCGAATTCAGCGCTTGACTCGCAGAACAAGGCTAACGCATGGGCGCAGCAGGACCGCGATACGCAAGCAGCCTACCGCACCAAATACGATGGCTGGGCCGATCAGGACCGTCAGCTTGGGCGCGACACCAAGGCAATCGATGACAATCTCGCCAACGATGCGCTGAACTCTGGGCGGGAATACGAGGCCCAGTTCCAAAAGCAGGCCGCGCAACAGAACGGGCTAGGCACAGCGCAGATCGACCGTTACCAGAAGACGTTCAATCCGGTCGAGGACAAAGTAGCCTCGGACGCGATGGAGTGGGATTCGGCAGGCCGTCAGGAAGCCATGGCGGCAGAAGCCAAGGCCGATGCAGTGGCAGCGGGTGGACAGGCCAAGGATGCCGCGACCCGTTCCATGATGTCGATGGGCGTCAACCCGAACAGCGGACGCTTTGCCACTGCCGAACGGGCCAACGATACCGCGCTGGCTTTGGCGGGAGCGGGCGCACAGAACGCGGCGCGCAACAATGTGCGCATGCAGGGCGTGCAGCTTCGCCAGCAGGCGGCGCAACTCGGCCAGCAGGTGCTCGCCAGCGGGCAACAGGCCAATTCGCTGGGCATGCAGGCAACCGGAGCGGCCCAAACGGCGCGCACTACCGGCATTTCGACCGCCATGCAGGCGCAGAACCAAGGTCTGGCGGCGGCGGGCATCGGCAATACCACAGCATCGCTCGGCCTGTCAAATCAGGGTGGCGGCTATACGGGACTCGGCACGGGATTGTCGGCTGGCGCAGCAGCAACTGGAGCGAATGCATCTGGCAACCAATACGACATGCAGCGTGCAGCGGCCATGCAAAGCGGCTTCGGTACGGCTGGCAACCTGAACGCCAGCGGCGCGGGGATTGCCAATTCTCTGTATGGCAACCAGCTCAATGCGTGGGGCCAGCAGCAGCAGGCGAATGCCTCTTCCTCGGCGGGAGCGATGGGTGCAGCTGGCACGGTTATTGGTGCAGGAATCATGGTGTTCTGATGGACTACGATGCTATCTTCGACCGGCATGACCGGATCGCTTTACAGGTATCTGGCGGCAAGGACTCGCTGGCATGCCTATACCTTCTGCGTCGGTATTGGCCGCGCCTTGTCGTCTATTGGACCAATACGGGAGATCCCTTCCCTGAAACCGTCGAGATCATGCGCCGAGTGCGCACTGAGGTGCCTCGCTTTGTAGAGATCGCAGGCAACCAGCCAGGCGTCGTAGCGCAATTCGGACTGCCGTCGGACATCGTGCCAGCGAGTCATACGTATATCGGGCTGGCTGCGACCGGTAACAGTGGATCTCTGATCCAAGATCGGTACTCCTGCTGCGCTCGTGTGTTTATGCAACCGATGCATGAGCGCATGCGGGACGACAACGTTACGCTAATTATTCGCGGTCAGCGGGCTGATGATGCGCTCAAGGCACCGATTCGCTCCGGGCACATTGAGGATGGGATAGAGTACTTGTTCCCGATTGAGGACTGGGCCGCAACTGATGTGCTTGATTATCTGCGGGACAATGCGCTTCCAGTACCGCGTTTTTACCAGATGCTTGGTGCTGCTCCAGACTGCATGACCTGCTCGGCGTATTGGGAGCATGGTGTGACTGGATACTTGAAGCAGTATCACCCTCAAGCGTATGAAACTGTGCAGGTGCGTATGGATGCCATCCGCGATGCAGTTACTGACAGCATTGTGAATTTCAACAGGGAGTCACAATGAGGCCGCCAGTTGACATCGCCCTGATTGAGTCGGTTACGCCAAGCGTATTGGCAAGCGGCCATCGCATCCTGCAAACGCACAAGTACGGCGACGACATAGCGCATGTTGATTACATGCTGGCGCAGTTCCGATTGCCCGAGAATGCATGTGTTCTCGATGCGGGTTGCGGTATCGGGGAAGTGGCGCGGCTGATGTCGGTGCGTCGTCCTGACCTGAGGTTTGTACTGATGAACCTGAGTATGTTGCAACTATCGCACTGCCCTGTAGGAGATCAGTATTTTCACATGCTAGACGACTGCCATCACAGTTTGCTGGCCGATGGGGCAGTCGATTCAGTGATGTTCTCCAGTGCCTTATGCCAGATGGATATTCCGGTGGCGTTGGCGGAAGCGCGGCGCGTCGTGGCGAATGGTGGAGTTTTGCTAGTCAACGAGATGGTGCGCGAATCTGGCACGCCAGACGAGATGGAGGCGGCGATTGCGGCGCGCGTGCTGCCAGTGGATCAACTGGTAAGAGACATCCAGACAGCAGGGTTTGCTGTGGATACTATCGATTATCCTGACCATGACGCCTCTCACTTTATCGATATGCTTGTGTCAAACGGCATAGGTCATTTGCTCGACGGTATAAAACCTGTCGTCATCCGCGCTATTGCGGTCAATCACAAGGAGTAAATCATGAGCTACGGCGCTGGTCTTGCAGGGTTTGTCAGCGGCATCGCGGGCGGCATGCAGCTTGGGCAGATGTACAAAAAAGCAGACGAAGAATACCAGCTCGCCAAGGTGCGCGAGCAGGGCATTGCCGAGGCAAGGGCAATGCAGGCAGCCGCCGCGCCGAAAATGCAGGATCTGGGCGACGAGCAGAACCTGACCGCCAACCCGCAGGCGAGCCGTGATCCGCACGCGCAGCCTGAGCCGGTGAACACGAGCCTGGCCCAGTTCCAGAACAACGTGCAGGCGCAGCAGGACGGCGGGCCACAAACCCAGCCAGTCGCGCCACCGCAGATGCAGGATGCGAACAGACTGTCGGATCAGCCGCTTGCCAGCGCTGCACCGAATGCACAAGTGCGCGATCCGGAAGCCGCACCAGCCTTCGCCAATGGCCTGCCGCAGACCCCGCGCAAGCGCTTCAATGTCGACGGACAGGGCTTCGACACGGCGGACGAAGCGGCTGCCTATGTGAAGAAATCGACGCCAGACTTGTCGACCTTCTACGACAAGACGCTGGTGCCACGGATGCGCGACAAGCTGCTGGAAATGGGACGCCCAGATCAGGCAGAGGCGTGGGAGAAATATTCGGAAACGGCACAAACCAAGGCCAATGCAAAGACCTGGCTCAAGGCGCTGCAATTGGAGCGGCTGGGCGACCACATGGGTTCTGCCGAAGAACTGTTCAAGCTGCACCCGCACTACAAGGATGGCTACAAGGTAGTCTCTGCCGATGCCGCCAAGAGCCCAGACGGCAAGCAGGGTTACATGATGGTTATCGAAGGTCCGGACGGAGAGCAGCAGAAGATTTTCCAGGACGCCGAAACGATCACGCGCCTTGGTTTGCCTGCCCTATCGCCCATTGAGGCATTCAAGAAAGAGCAAGCAACACTGCTGCAACATGATGTGATGCAGGCGAAAGAAGCAATCGACCTACGCAACGACACGCGCACAGCAGACCGTCAGATGGCAAACACCAAGCAACGCGACGCAGACGCAGCGGAGCGCGAAAAGGCTCGACTGAAAGCGGCATCAGAAGAAAACGACAAGAAAATCAAGGCCAGGCTGGACCAGTCCCGCGAAGGCTGGGCAGCAGCGGCAACGCGTGACGCTGACAAGATTGCATCGCAAGGTCAGTACCGCAAGGCGGTATCACCGGAAGAACGACAAGCCATCGTGGTCAGCGGCCTGTCGAAAGACCCGATGTTCAACATGCTGTCGCCCGAGGAAAAGAAGCAGCGCGTACTGGATACGATGGCACTAATCCCTCAGCCCAAGAAAGCCGCTCAGACTGTGCCGAACCCCGGCCTCGATCCACGCCAGCAAGGTATCCCAAGCGCTGCCCCAGCAGGCAAGAAGGCAGTAACGGTATGGGACCCGACAACGAATGGCGTAAAAACTGTGTACCGCGACTAGTTGCGAAGTCGAACGTTTCGTGCAACACTGTGCGCTCTTGTGGTGAACAGCGAAGGCTGATTCGCGCAGTGGTCTCAAGGTGCCAAGCGCCCGGCATTGTGTCCGAGGTGGCAGCAACGTCTAGGCCGGTTCGATTCCGGCTTGCCCCTACAGCTAACGATAACGCCTAGGGAAGCCGGATTTCAGCGCCGGCCGCCACAAGACAGAGTTCTGGTACTGTAAAGACCGGATGGCTGATGGAAAGACATCTTCACCGCTGGTCTAGCGCAATGGTAGAGCATCGGAGCGCAAGCTCCGCAAGAGCCGTTCGAATCGGCAGCCAGCAACTGTATGGTGATGTAGCTCAGTCGGAAGAGCGCCCGCCTTAGTCAGTGGGGAGCGGAGTACCGCTAACGTCGCAGGTTCGAGTCCTGCCATCATCGGATCAAGCCACCCTTCGGGGTGGCTTTTTCTTTTGTGCAATGGCAATGCGGGGTAGAATTGCTGCAAATCAATTCAGCGCGAGGCCCTTTGTGTCCGACCCCATCTACCTCAAATCTCCGTTTCAAGACCTGATCGACCCACCGGCAAAACCGAAGTCGCTCCCCGGCAGTGAAGCGGTGAAAGAGGTCGACACGCCAGACCTGAGCGCAGCACCTGCACCCGAACCGTCGCAGCCTGCCCAAGCGAAGCGCGCGCCTGCTTCGCCCGCCAGCCTCTTGCCGCCGCCCGACCAGCGCCCAATGTTCGAAGGCGTGGCATCGCACTTCGGGGTTCCAGTAAATGTCCTGATGGCAGTGGTACAGCAGGAATCGAGCTACAACCCGGATGCAGTCAACAAGGAAACCGGCGCAGCTGGCGTGGGCCAGTACATGGATGCTACCGCCAAGAGCCTGCGCATCAATCCGAAAGACCCGAACGAAGCTGTACCCGCGATTGCCCAGCAAATCCGCGAGCGCCTGGACAAGGGCTACTCGATGGAGGATGCGGTCAAGGAGCACTTCGCTGGACCTGACCGCAAGAAGTGGGGAGAAAAGACCGCTGCCTACGGGCAGGAAGTGCTCGGCAAGGCGGGTGTCATTGGTAAGGAGCTGTATGGTGATGCACCCAATGCAGTACCGGAAGCACCCGCTGCACCGCAGGCAGGACCAGAGCAAAACCAGTTCGCGCCAAGCCGCATGGACAGGGCGACCTACGAGAAGAAATTCCGCGCGCTGAACCCGAAGGCATCTGATGGTGCTATCAAGGTGGCGATGGATGCTTACGATAAGCAGGCTACCGCGAAAACGAAAGCAGCAACCAGCCGCGTGCAAGACAAGTTCAAGCAGTTGCAGTCGCCCGAGGCGATGTTCGATGCGCGGCTGAACGAGCGCCTGCAAGGTCCGCAAGACGGCGTGATGCCGCAATTGCCGGGGCGCGAGCAACCAACAGCGTTCCCCGATACCACGACCAAGCACCGCCCGGGAGTGGTCGATCAGGCCAAGGGCGACTTCGGGCGCGGCATCGACAACCTGCGGGCGCTGGGCTATGGCGCGGCGGGCCTTGCTGCTGATGAGGTGGGCAAGGACGATGCATCGACAAAATTCCTCGATCAGTACGTGGCGATTCAGAACGACATCGCCAAGAACAACCCGGCCACCATCGGCACGTATAAAAACGTCAAATCGATGGGCGATGCAGGCCGCTACGCTATCGAAGCGGTGATGGAAAACCTGCCGATGATCCTGCCATCCCTGGTCACTGGTGGCGTGGGCGCGAAAGTTGCGCAGGCGGGAGCGCAGCGGCTGGTAACGGGAATGATCGAATCGCAGGTTGCCAAGGGCGTAGCGCGCGAAGTGGCCGAGAAGAACGCGGCGCAGTTCATCGCCCGCCGCGTGATGATGGGCTCTGCTGCTGGTGCTGCACCCGCGACCATCGGCATGGAATCCGGCTCGATCATGGGCGACATCTACCAGGACACCGGGCAGAAGCGTTCCGGCCTTGCCATCGGCTTCGGCATCCCTGCTGGCCTGCTCGATACGCTGGAGCCCGTGATGGCGCTGCGCAAGATCGCCGGTCCTGCTGCCGACGAGGTAGCGGGCGGCATCATCAAGCGTCTGGGCGTAGAGGCGGGCAAGCAGTTCATCACGGAAGCGGGCACTGAGGGCTTGCAAACGGTGCTGGAAGAAGCAGCCAAGGCCAAGGCGGCAAACAAGAACCTGATGACGCCGCAACTGCTGGATGCGGTGATTGACTCCGCGCTCAAGGGCGGCATCGGTGGTGCAGGCATGGGCGTGGTGTCGCAGGGCATAGCCGATGCGCGTGGCGCTCTGCCGGGGCGGCCACTTGCGCCGAGCGCGCCACCGCAATTAGGCGAGCAAGCCCAAAAAAATCAACAGGTTACAGAGCAAGGTGGGCGGCCACTTGCGCCAGTGAACGCCGCCGCTCCCGCGCAAGCAGACGCCTCGGTTGCCGACCAGTTGCGCGCTATCCGCCCACCGGATGCCCCTACCTTTACCGCGACCGACGAAGGTTTCAGCGGCCAGATCATGGGCGACGATGGGCAATTGCACGCCATCGACAGCCGCACTGGCGTGACGATGGCCGAGCCGCCCGCTGGCCCGCTGGAATCCGCACTGCACGAAGCCGCTGCCCAGCATGCAGCCGATCCCACACCTGCCCCAGTGATGCCGGAACCTGCTCCCGCACCGCCCGACTACACCGCCATGCCGCTGGACCAGTTGCAGGCCGAATTGAAAGCAGTTGCATCAAGGCCGCAAGCGACAAGCGATGAACGCCTTGCCGTGCGTGCAGATCGAAAGATGATCGAGCAGGAAATCGGTGCGCGCGCCAAGCAGGCCAAAGCCGATTCGAAGCCAGCCGAGGAACCCTTGAAGGCTGGCCCGTTCGAAGACATGAAACAGGCCAACACCATGATGTTGCGCTATGCCGAACAGACCGGCAAGCCGCATGAAGTGGTGGGCACCCTCGGACATTTTGTAATCCAGCCAATTGGAGGCAAACCCTATGGAATCGATCCTGCTGGAACTGAACGAGGACCTGATGGACACGGACGAAGCGGCAACCCTGCTAGTGTCATGGGGAGTGCTGACGGAGCGGCAAGTGGAGAGGCTGGACGAGGAACTGACGGAGCTGGCCGAGGCGGACAGCCAGAACCTGTCGCCGCAGGGAGCGATGACGCTGGGACTGATCGAGCTGGTGCAGATGGCACCACCCACGCACAGCCTGCACTGATCGACCGGAAGAAAGACCCGTACCACGCCTATGCTTTCGCCAATCCTGAACGCGCTGAGGGCTTCATGGATGCAAAAAAGGTAGACCGCGAGAAGTTTGAAGTTGTCCAGACTGGCAAAGTGCGTTGGCAGGTAAAGCCGCGCGCTGTGCAAGCGCAAACCACCATCAAGGGAGAGGCCCCCGCCGTTCAGCACCTGCAGAAAACGATTGGTGCGCCTGTGCGCGTGGAATCGGTTGACGAGAATTTCGGCACTGGCACGTCGTTTGTCATCCAGCATCCGGACACCACAGTGCAAATGGCAGTGCGCGAGGATGACAAAAACATCTACGTCATCAACATCCATGCAAAAGATCCTGCTGACTTGACCAAGCAGGTGCGCGGCACTGGCCGAGGCCGTGAGGCAATGGAAGCACTGAAGACCTACGCCGACCAGACTGGGAAACGCTTGGCCGTGGTTGGCGTCACCGATGGCGGCAAAAACTTCTGGAGCAAACTCGCATGGCTGAAGCATGAGCCGATCGAGATGGAGTTCCAGGGCCAGAAACATCTGGACGAATCCGCGCGTATCTACGATCCGAAGCAATCCACGAAGGAGACTGCTGCCGATGTGTCCCAACGCCAGGAAGTTCCAGAAGAAGCGCCGGTTGCGCGCGGCGAGAAAAGCGCGCAACAAGCCGATAATGGAGCCGTCCAAGTTGCCGATGCAGGAGCGCCCGCCGTGCCGACCAAGCCGAAGCGTGAACTGACCAACGCCGAGCCGGAAAAGCCGAAGACCCGCGACACGCGCAATACCGGTGTGCGCTTTCATGGCACGTCTCGCCCGCTGCCGGACAGCGGCCCGAACAACGAATATGCGATGAGCGGAGACAACCGCAACATCTACGGGCAAGGCTTCTACACCACGGATGCGGCTGACATTTCCGAGGGTTATATGCGCAAGGGGCGCGGTGGTAGCCCCACGCTCTACGAGATCAAGGAAAAGGGCGAGCCAAAGCTGTACGACATGGAACAGCAGATGACGCCGGAAGTACGCAAGATGGCCGAGCGCGTCATGGGCGACGAATTCCCCGAACAGGACATCGACGGAAAACCGATCAACACCCTGCGCGACCTGTTCGATGAGTACCGCAACGAATCCAAGAGCAACGGCCTTACCCGCGACGAAGTGCAGGAAGTCTTCGATTCCATCCGCTACAACCTGGAGCAGGATGGATACCACGGCTACCGCCACATTGGCGGCCTGAAAACCAACAAATCCCCGCACGATGTGCGCATCTACTGGACTCCGGAAGACCACCTGAGCGTTGAGAAGTCGGACCTGTCCAAGTACCAAGGTGAAGAAAATCCACAGCCAGCGGTGGTAGAACAAGCGCCGGCACCAACAGAAGCACCAGAACAGCGCGAATTCTTCGTGCAGGGCCACCATGCCGGCAAGCCTGACAGGTCGGCGTCGATCACGATCAAGGCAGACGACCGCACGCATGCACTGGAAAAGGCGCGCAGTGAGAATAGCTGGTTTGTTCCGAAGGAAGCGCGTGAAGTCGAGAAAGCCGCCCCTGTAAAGCAGGAAGCACCCGCGAAGCCCAAGCGCAAGAAAGCCGCACCGAAAGCCGAGAAGACTGCCGAGGTGAAGCATTCCGTGGCCGCGCACCCGATGGCTCCCGATGCCGCCGCCGTCGACCCGCTAATCCAGTTGCTGGCCGACAAGGGCGCAATCGTGCTGCACGACGATGCAAGCACTCTGCCGGGCGGAAAAGCCCCATCGGGCACGCAGGCGCTGACCGAGAAGGACGGCACAATCCACCTTGTCAAAGGCGCATCCAATGCCGTGCTGCTGCACGAAGCGTTCCACAGCGGCGGCCAGTCGCTGGTTGGCAGCAAGGTATGGGGCGACCTGATGCAGCGCCTCGCCTCCCTGTACCGTCAGGGCGAATCGACCAGTGGCGCAGCCCGTGCCTTCTGGGATGCTGCCCGCGAGCGCGTCGAAACTGCAAAGGCCAAGGGCGCAGTAGCTCCCGGCATGGAGCATGAGGAGTTCGGTGCGTATGCCATTGAGGAATACGAATCTGCCCCAGCTACTATCCGCAAGTGGGTAGATGATCTGGCGGGCGCGGTAAAAGCGTGGGCGCTGCGCAGGTTCGGCAAGCAGCTCGGGCAAGTCACCCCGGCGCAACTCTCGGCACTGGCGAAAGCCGCGCTGCTGGATGTGGCCCACTCGCGCGCACAGGAAGCGAGTGGCGAAGCCGCGCCTGCCTACTCCAGCAATGCCGATAAAACCATTGAAGTTGATGGGGTAAGCCGCCCAATTGAAAACTCCAAGGGAAAACTGATCGCGGAGGATATGCACAAGCAGATGAACTTCTGGCGGTGGTTCAAGGACAGCGCCGTGGTAGACGAGCAGGGCCGCCCGCGCGTGATTTACCACGGCACCAACGTCGATTTCACACAGTTCGAAGATGACAAGGTGGGATCGTCGTGGGACGCTGGCAAGCTCGGCAAGGGTTTCTATTTCAGCACTGACCGGCGACTGGCAAGCAGCTATGGCACCAATGCCCGCGCCAAGACCCGCGAAGATGCGCCGCATGTTATGCCGGTGTACGCCTCGATCCAGAACCCGCTGGAGATTGGCCCGCTCGACTGGAAGAATGGCGAAAACCTGTGGGACAAGCTGCGCGATTTCTCCGAACAGGCGGGCATCACTGTCGATCCGGTAAGCGACCCGGACAGCAATCAGCCGAATCCGGCATGGTCCGAGCCGTTCCGTGACGCGCTGAAGAAATTCGGCTATGACGGCGTGCTGCTGAATTTCAGCGATGGCCATCGGGAGGTGGTCGCCTTCGATCCGACGCAGATTAAATCGGCGGTGGGCAATGACGGCAGCTTTGCTGTAGCGAATCCCGACATTCGCTACTCGGTAGCAGGCTCCCCGCAACCACGCGTCCTGACGCCGAATGAACAAGGTTTACTTCGCCGTGTGCAGGGGCAGGTACAAGACAATCTAAACCGCGTCAAGCAGGTGCAGGAGCGCATCAGCAAACTGACTGGCGTGAATGATCTGGCCGGTGCCGACTACTACGGGGCCGAAACCAACCGACCGGGCCGCATCGCCGCGCGCAAGGAAGACGGGCGAGACAAGCTGTTCGAACCCATGTTGCGCCGCTTGGCCGATGCAGGCTACAAGCCGGAGCAACTGGAAGAACTGCTGCACGCCCAGCACGCCGAGGAGCGCAACGAAGCGGTAGCCAAGATCAATCCTGAGTTCCCCGATGGCGGCTCGGGCATGACCACCGCCGAGGCAAACCGGATCATCGCCCGCTATCAGGGCGAAGCGAAGCTGCTGGCCATTGCCGATGAAGCGCGCCAGATCGCCCGCGAAACGCTGGACATGAAGAAGGCGTACGGGCTTATCACCGATGCCCAGCATGATGACCTATCTATCGCCTATGACAACTATGTCCCGCTGAAAGGCGATGGCGAATATGGGCCGAAACAGAAGCGCGCGATGGGCCACGCTGAGCGCGACGAGCACATTTTGGAGAACATCGCTCGCGACTTCGAACAGGCCATCGTGGTGGGCGAGAAGAACCTGGCCCGTCAGTCCCTCTTGCAGATGGTGCTGCAATATCCGGATGACGGGCTATGGACTGCGCGCGCACCGGCAAAGGGCCGCTATGTGGCTGGGACCGTATTCGAAATCTCCCCAGTCGGCACCCGCAACGTCGAAGCATCCTTCACCAGCCAAGCGCAGGTATCGGCATGGCTGGAAGCGAAGGGAGCGGCAGCGGCAGGGTATGAGGTCAACACTTCGGGCGGTGAGCGCGTGGTGGAGTTCACCAAGCCGCTGCAGGACAACGAGGTGATGGTGTATGTGAAGGGAAGCCCGGTACGCATCCAGATTCAGGATGAAAAGCTGGCACTTCAATTGCGCCCGCTACGCTCGGAAATGATGAACACCGTCCTTCAGTTGATGCAGAAGCACAACCGCTATCTGTCGATGATCTTCACGGGCTACAACCCGGCCTTCATCATGAAGAACGCGACCCGCGATGCGATCACGGGCACCATCAACATGGCAGGCAACCACGGCGCAGTGACGGCAGCGAAAGCGTGGGCCAAGTACCCGGCAGCGTGGGCCACCATGCTAAAGTGGGCAGCCACGAAGAAGGACCAGGGTGGGGCAATGGGCCAGCACCTGAAGGAATACCGGGCGCAAGGCGGCAAGATCGGCGCTTCCTACATGAGCGACCTTGAGGAACAGGGAAAGACTCTGGCGCGCATGTTCGATGATGCCAAAGGAGCGATTGCCTATGCTGGCGAGGGGCGCGTGGACAAGGCGGCCATCATCGCCACCCGCAAGGCTATCGGCGGCATGGCGCATGTGGTGGAAGTGGTCAACCAGGCGTTCGAAAATGCCTTGCGTCTGGCTCTGTATGCCCAGCTTCGCGAAGAAGGCCACAAGCCGGGGATTGCGGCGCAGGCGGCGAAGAACGTCACGGTGAACTTCGACCGCAAGGGCACGGCTACCCCCTACCTCGGCGCGCTCTACCTGTTCATCAATCCGGCGATTCAGGGCACGGCAAACTTGACGAAGACGCTGGCAAAGGGTGAACACAAATATCAAGCGTGGGCGCTGACCGGCATGATGGCGGCGGCTGGCTTTGCGGCGGCGCTGCACGGCATGGACGACGACAAGGACCGCTGGCTAGGAGACAAGTGGGACTTGCGCACCAAGAACCTGCGCTACCACATGGGCAAGCACACGATCAACGTTCCGCTCTCGCAGGAGTATGCCCCGTTCTACGCGCTTGGCGTGGCGATGGGCGAAGTCTCGCGCGGCGAATCGAGTCTACGAGCCTCGGTCAATGTGCTGTCATCCTTCCTCGACGCTTACTACCCATTCCAAGGCGCGGTGCAGCCAGGAAGCGATAACTACGCGATGGACCTGCTGCTGGCCCACGTTCCCACAGTCGGCAAGCTGGGGGCTCAGATCGCGGCAAACCGCAACAGCTTCGGCAACAAGATCGTGCCGGAGACTGACAACACGAAAAACCGGCCCGACAACCTCAAGATGTACCGGGGCACCAAGAACAGCGGCTACGATGCAGCGGCGCAGGGACTTGCCAAGGCAGGGCAGGCGCTGGGAGCGGACAAGTACGCCAATGATCTGAGCAAGGTATCGCCAGAAACCCTGAAGCTGATCTATGCCACCTATACCGGTGGACTTGGCAGGTTCATTGCCGACAGCGCCGGCTTCGGCGCGGCCAAGCTGCGTGGTGACGAGGGGCTAGACACGGGAGATGTGCCGATTGTCAAAGACTTCGTGAAGGCGGACAGCATGTTCCCGCTGCGCACCCGCTACTTCGACCTTGCCAAGGATGCACAGGAAGCGATCGACCAGTTCACGGTGGCGAAAAAACAGAAAGACGCGGACGAAATGCGCGCCATCGTGGCTGACCCGAGCAAGAAAGCGGTGCTGGGCCTGTCGAAGATGATCGCCAACACCAACAAGATAGAGGGAATCTACGCCGATATGGCAGTCGACATCAACGCGGACAAGAGTTTGAGCCTGGGCGACAAGCGCGCACGACTCAAGGCGCTGGAAGATAAGCAGGAGGAAATCTACCGTAAGGCCATCGGCGCATTCCGTAAATAAGCATGATCGCAGGAAGTTGGCAATGCCTCAAGGCAAGAAATTGATTCAAATTAACTTGCTTTGTGGCTACAATGGCGGCATCTACTCTTACAAATCAGGGCGATGCCGTCTTATGCAAAAACGCGACCTTGCCACCTATGGCATCGGATTTTTCACACCTGACGGCATTCGTACTGCTGTCGAGTCCGCCGCCAACAGTCCTCGCGTTGCTGCTGGGGTAGCTACTGCCACTGCTGGCCTTGGCGCGATGGCCAAGCTGGAAATGATAAACAGTGTGGCAGGCACAATCTCCCTCTGTGCCGGTGCCATCACTGCCTGCCTTGTGCTGATCATCCAGGCTATCAAGATCATCCGGGTTTGGCGAACGTGGGATCCTAATAAAATCCCGCCGAAGGAACTGCTGTGAGCAGCATCGACCAGATGCTGGCTGCGCTGATCGACCGTGAGGGCGGATTTACGGACAACCCAGCGGACAAAGGCGGCCCGACTGCTTTCGGGATTACCCAAGCTACCGCCCGCAAATACGGCTATACCGGCGACATGCGCAGCCTCCCGCGCGATTTTGCCGAAAAGGTCTACCGCACCATCTACTTTGTCGAGCCAGGCTTCGACAAGATTCACGCCCTCTCCCAGCGCATTGCCGAAGAACTGTTCGATACCGGCGTGAACATGGGGCCGTCCATTCCTATCCCTTGGCTTCAACGCTGGCTCAACGCCTTCAACCAGCAGGGGAAACAGTACGCAGATATTGCGGTGGATGGGCAGATTGGCCCCGCCACTGTTGGCGCGCTGCGCTCCTTTCTGAATGCCCGTGGCGCAGATGGTGAGCGGGTCATGGCAAATGCCCTGAACTGCCTGCAAGGTGCACGCTATCTCGACATTACAGAATCACGGCCAGCTAACGAGGCGTTTTGCTACGGCTGGATGCTGAACCGCGTTGCTCTCGCATAAAGGAAAAATACCATGTGGCCATCCCTTATTCCCATTCTCGGCAACCTGCTGGATAAGATCCTGCCTGACCCGAAGGCCGCCGCCGATGCAAAACTGGAAGTCATGCGACTGGCGCAGGCAGGCGAAATCGAGCAACTGCACGCCGATCTGCAACTGGCGCAGGGGCAGATGGACATCAACAAGGTGGAAGCGGC